TTATAAAATCATTAACCCTTGTTGAGCCCGTTAAGACATCGTCTGGATTTGTTTTTATTTTGATTCCTCTTGGAGTGACTATCGTATGAGAACCATCATTATTTGTAGTTGTAGTCGGTTCTGCTGCACCACCACTAAAATCTGGACCCGCAGCATATCCAATTAATCCTCCAAGTAGTCCTCCTATTATACTACCAATTCCAGTTCCAGCTGGTCCAAAAAATGAACCAATAATTCCACCCGTTTTAGCACCAGCTGACATACCAATTCCCACTGTAGCAAGAGTTGCCATAAAGCTAAATGCGTCTGCAATTTCTTCACCTACCTTTACTAATGATTTTCCAAAGTCTTGTATTCTACCTTTTAGTGTTTCCATACCATCTTCAGTAAAATATTTATCTTCAAAATCACCTAAATATTCTTCCAATGGAGCTCCAAATTCTAAAAGAAATGTTTTTCCTAATTCTGTAACTTTGTTTATCAATGATGTTAAAGAACTTAAACCCTCTTCACCCATTATATCATTAAATGTTTTTTGTTTTTTAATTGATTGGTCTTGTTTACTTAAAAGTTTTGTAACTTCATTTACCTCCATACCAACTAATCTTGCAACACTTCTTTTCTGCACTATGCCAAGTTTTTCAAACTTATCTATTCCACCCATTTGTTTTATAACTTCATTTAAAGCTTCTGATGATTTTCCTTCAAACATTAATTTTCTAGCTGAGTTTAAATTAATTCTTCGACCAATCATCACCGAAGCTTCCATTTCATTTTTAATTGATGTTTGAAAATCTAATAAACTATCAGAAAGTTTTTTTACAGTGTTTAAATTTAATCCCATTTTTCTAGCTTGAATAGCCGCGTTTGTAAGTGATTCAAGATTGTCAGAACCAAATTCAGCAATCATTTCTGAACTATTAGCTATATCTTTCATAACAGCTACTGGAGCCACACCATTTTGAGCAGCTAATTGATAAGTATTTTCTGCGAACCTTTCAGCTTGTTGAGCTGTCAAGTCACCCATAACCATAAGTGTTCCAAATAATTTTGCAGCTTCAGAATTAGTTAGTCCCATACCAACCGCACTATCTAATATTTTATCACTCATTTTAGCAGCTTCATTGAAACTCAAACCAAAATTTTGTGATAATTCTTGAGTTACTTCCACTACATCTTTTGTTCCTTTACCAATGGATACAACCTCAACAGAGGCGTCCATCATAGTGTCTTTAAATTCAGCACTTCGTGTTGCTACAGCACCAAAATTTGCACCTAATTCATCAATTATTCCAGAAACAAATCTCACTGCTTTAACAGCAAGACTTATACCAGCTCCAATAAGGCCCACTGCTAGTCCTGCGGCTGCAAAACCAACACCTACTTTTTTGACATGACCCACCATACCAGTTATTTTAGAAGCCATACCACCTGTTACTTTATCAGCTTCTTTTAATGCTTGATTTTTAAGTCCTTCTATTTTTAATCTTTTACTTTCTAATGCTAATACTTTTTGTTTTCCTTTTATAGCTTCTATTTCTTCTTCTGTAGCATCTGCACCTAAATCTGCTAACTCTTGTTTTAAATCTCTTTGAGATGCTTGAATACCTTCTAAATCATAATTTTGTGCAATTAAATCTTCACCAATATCATTTAATTTTGAAGCTAAATTTAAATTAATTCTTCCCTCTATAACATTGTCTTTAGTGATTTCTAATTGTTTTTGTGCGGCTTGGTTAACTTTAGTGGATAAACCAAATGAGTCTTTTGCAGTAACTTTTATTTGTCTTTGTTTTTTAGCAGCACCAGCAAGAGTTTTTTCTATAGATTTACCAGTCTGAGCTCGTTTTTCTTCAATTTCAGATTGTTTGGATTGTTCAGCTGTAATTTTTTTGTCTAATGCTAAACGGTCTTTTCTGTTTTTAACCGCTGCTTTACTTCTTCCCTCATTTTTTTCAAGCAATTCACCATATTCAGCTTCAAGTCGATTTCTTTCCTCTATTAAATCATTTATTTTTTGTTCATCTCTAGCCATATTATTATTCCATAAAATCTATATCAACGCCCTTGTCTTTTAGTTTTTGTATTCTTCTGTTAGTATCGTTTTTAAGTTTTTCATAATCTGAATAAAATGATGTAACTAATTTTTTTATAGCTGGGATTTTCATTAGTTTTTTTTCTTCACCTGAAAGTTTCGGTAATTTAGCTTTATTAAATCCAAGTAAATGTTTGAATGCATCAATGAATTTGTTTTCTAATAAAACATTTTTGTAATTCATATATGATTTTTTCTTTGACATAATACTCTCCTAATTAGATGTATCTATTCATATATAAATATCAAAGATGTGAAAAATTACCTTTTAAATCTTGGATTCATTTTAGGTTTTGATTTTTGATTAGCTTTTCTAATTTCCTCGTTTTCTTTTTTACGAGTTGTAACTAATTCATTATAATAGAAGTTTCTTAAATATATAGGCATAGTATATAAATCGGAGTGAACAAAACCACCTCCACTATGATAAATTATTTGAAATATTTGTTGATGTATATCTTTACGATTAGATGGTTTTAGGCCAAAAAAACTCAGTGGTTAAAGGTATATCTACCTCAACCACATCACCTCCAAATTCTACTTGTTGTTTTAATTCAATATCACATCGAATGTCTTGTATGGAATTTCTAAAAAATAATGAATCCCTTGCTAACATATTTTGAACAAAGTTGTTAATTGTAGATTGTGAATCATCACCATCTACTGAAATAATTAAATATCTTAAACGAGTGGTTAATTCAGGTTTAAACTGAGAATTTACTTTCTTTTGAGCATTTAATTCTTTTTCTATATTTTTTTCATCACCACCTGTAAGTATTTTATACTCTATTTCTTTTTTAGAAACTGGTAGTGTGATTTTAAATTTATTTTCTGTGATGTCATCTGGTAATTTTTTAAATGGACAATCAGCTAAATTAAAAGTATATTCAATTGTCTCACCTGTATTTGGGTTTGTAACTTGACAAGTGTATTCTGGCCCATAGGCTAATATTCTAGCTGCTACCATTAAAGCATTTTTATCACCTAATATTAAATCATCCAACTTAATATCTTTATTAACAATTAATGAATCTATCAACATATCAATTGCCACACCTTTTTTAATTAAGTTTTGTGATGTCAATATATCTTCCTCTTTAGCTGTCATATATTTTATTTCAACTTTACCACTCGATAGTGGATGTTCTTTTGGATATAATCTACCTTCACTTGGTAAATCAATTATTTCTGTTGGAAATTTATTTTCTGACATTTTTTGTCTCCTATATAACTTAAACTTCTATAGCTCTTCTGAACCAACCTAACCAAAATTTCTCTTGTCTAGGTTTGTCTATAACTATGTTTGCAAATCTTAAAACTCTGTAAGCCCTTACTCTATCTACACTGATATTTTGTATGGCTTTTAATGTAGCTGGACCTATTCCACCATCTACATCTATTTTGTCTCTATTTTTAGAATTAGCAGCTTGTTGTAAAACCTTGACAGCTCCTCTTCTACCAAAATTAACACACATATCAAAATAAATATGTCTTAATTGTGGAGGAACTTCATCACACTTACCTCGTCTCCAATAGTCTGTATGATATATTTTTTTAGCTTGTTCTTTGGTAAGATTTTTAATGTCCACATCAGGATACCATCTTTTAGCGATTCCATACTTGGTTTCACCACCAGCATCATCAGGGTCATTCACATAACCACCTTCGTGTTCTAAAACTATTTCTATTATTTCTTCAAAAGTTGTTTTCATTTTTAACATCTCCATATATAAATATATATAAAATAAAAAAACCCTTGATTTTTATTTCAAGGGTTCTTTCATATATTAGTTCAAGTATTTATTAGAATTTAAGGACAGCGTAATCATATCTTAATGTTAAAGTGATTTCAACAGGGTCTGATGTGTCAAACGCTAAATCACCAAAATTAGCACTTTGAATATACGCGCCTTTTAGTTCCCATTCCTCAACCACATCTCCAACAGGACCTAAAACATTAAAAGTTATATTTTTCTTATAGAAATCAGAATATCCATCTCTACCAGTAACTGATTCGTGATGTAATCTAATCCACTCAATTACTTGTTGAGCAGCTGATGGAACAACTGGGTCATATAAAGTAATATCTAAAGGTTGCCATCTTGACTTACCTTTAACATATCTTGTTACATTCATATGTTCTAATACTACTTCATCTGAGTCAATTTGTGGACGATTCATAGCTTTAATTAAATAAGCATTGATTCCGTCAATTTGCATAATAAATCTATTTTTGAGCTTTGGCTCAAAGGGTGTAAACATAATATCTTGTGGTTCTAATAATTCAGCCATTGAATTTCTCCTATTAAATACTTAAACCTTTACTTTCATATATAAATATTAAAAAATATAAAAAAAAGGGATTTATAATTAAATAAATCCCTTTAATTTAGTTATTTTTACTAACTATTACTCTGGAAAAGAAGCACCTGTAGGTTGTATTGTAAAGTCTAATACAACAAACTCAGCAGTTCTTGTTGGTTGTAAGAATAATTGTCCGACTAATTGATTTCTATCAATTGTATCTGGTGTATTATTCGTTTCATCCATCACTACTCTAAATGCACTTAAACCACTTTGAGCTTGTACATTTTCTAAGAATGGATTAACAATATTCAAGAATCTTCTTCTTGTAGCTGCTGTGTTTTGTTCAAATACAAGGAATCTTGAAGATGAAGCGATAAACTTCTTAACTCTGATTAATAATCGTCTTACATTGATTCTATCAAGAGCACTTGATTTTTTCTGTAATGTTTTTTGTCCAAATACTGTTACACCTTGTCCAGGGAATGTAGCAATTGGATTAACATTTGAATCATACAATGTATCTCTATTTCCTTGTGTTAGTTTTCTTTCAGCTTGAATTGCAGTTGTGATTCCACCACGATTCAATCCAGCAGGAGCAAACCAGGGGTGAGCAACTCTATCATTGAATGCATATATTCCACCTAATACAACTGATGGTGGCACCCATCTTTGAGTTCCAGCAACTTGTGAATCAGGTACTTTAACCCACGGCCAATACATAGCTGCAAAGTTTGAATCAACTCCTTCAGCTTGTGTAGTAGCATTAGTTACTGTTGAACCATAAATAACTGGGTCAATGATTGCAAAACAATCACCTCTATCTTCACAAACATCAATAGCTTTATTCGTAACAGCACTATGAACACTATGAATCACACCGGGCATTAAGATTAAATTAATATCAAACTCGTCTTGATTTGATAATAAATCCAATGCTTCTGAATATGCACTTCCACCATTAGCATTCGTAAGGTCTGATAAATCAAAACCTTGTGTATTAGCAGCTGTTGTTATTTCTTCATAGAAATGAACTTTATTTGAAAAAGTTCCAAATTGTCCACCCAATGCATCAAAACCACTTCTTCCAACTAAACCACCTTCAAATCCACCATTTTTTGAACCACTACCATTTGCTGGTAAAGAAGCTGTAGCAGCACCAACTCTAATATTTCCGTTTTCATCTAAATAATCAACAGTATTTTCTATACTATGTACAGTGACAAAATTAGATTTATTTGCAAATGAACCACTTAAATCTAAATAAGAATTACCATCTGCGTCTGTCCTAAATGTTTGTCTTTGGTCACCAACAGCTTTACCAATGTAATTAGGACTATTTGGGTCTAAATTAATATTAGTAAATGTTTCAAGTGTTTGTTTTCTTTTTGCAGTATCATCACCTCGTCTAATTGTAAGAGTGAATGTACCTTTGTTAATATTTTTATTTGATATTTCATATCTAATATTATGAACAGAACCACTTGATAATGCACCATTTGTCAACACACCAGTTTCTGCATTGTTCAATATAACACCATCAGATATTGTTTTTAATACAAATGAGGTGCCTGATGTTGTTCCACTAGTAGCTCCTGATAATGTTAAAGTGTCTGTGCTTATTGTTCCACCTGAACCAGTTTCAACTGTAATAGAATTTCCATTAGTTCCAGCATTTGAAGCTGTTAAACCTAATTGTGCTGCGATACCATTACTCGCACTAACAGCTATTCCAGAAGCATTTATTTCATCACGAAGATTTCCTATAAATGTAGCTCTTGTTGAACCGGTAACGAAAAAGAAAATTCCAGCACTAGCATCATCAGCAGGAACAGTATCTGCTTCTGAGGCGAT